ATAGATCATCACTTAATGCTCCATCTTTATAGACATTAAAAACAATTCCTGAAGTAGCTGAAGGATATACATATCTAAATACTTTTACATCTGCACTAGCTGTGTCTGTACTACTTTTTAATTCAAATTCTAAAGGAGAACCAGCATCATCTACAGATATTTGAAAAGACGTAGATGTAGTATTAATAACATAATAATCTGCATCTGTAAGTACAACAGTTCCATCTGAAGTTATATTACCCCATGCTTTTGTACTTCCATCATCATCCAACCTGATTTTCATTCCAGTTTGCAGACCATGATTAGGAAGAACAATATTATTAGTCAGAGTATTGAATTCAACTCCTGCAATTTCTTCTTTATTTGAAGGTTCTGTAATCCATAGTGCATATTTATCAGTAGAAGCGGCATCTTCAGAATAAACATTAATAGACTTATAAGGCCCATCTATCATGACATATTCAAATACAGTCCATACGCTATCATCTGCGGCAAAACCTGATGATGAACCGCCTAATGTTATTACACGTTTTATTATTTGGGGAGCTTTTGTGGGACAACAAACAAATATATAATCACCACTTTGGGTATATTTGAGTGTAAGTAACTGTGCCCGAGTCCAAGAATTATTAACTGCGGCACTTGTATATGGAAGAGCTACTTCGTAAGTAACAGGAGTTGTTTGTTTATCTTTTAGAAGCTGATCTTGCGACCATAATCTTAAATAGCCACCAGATGCATTAGAAACATGAGTTTGACCTATTTCTAATATATATGTATTATTCTTATCCTTGAAGAAAGGAATGAAAATAGCGGATGCATCTTTCAACGTCCCTATGTAATTTGTACCCGGACGTTTCACAACTGGCCCTGAGAGGATAGGAATCATATTCTTGGCCCCTTTCATCCCCTATTTGTAAAACTCTTCACCAGAGCGACCCTGAAGACTTCTTGCTAATACACCTTCAGAAAATCTCGGTTGGACAAACTCGTATTTCATAGTTACTATCCAATGTTATATCCAACACTATAATCGTATTTATTAGCTTCGTATCCTGTAGTTGGAGTATTAAATGTCCTGTGAGGTATAGAAAATCTGCCTCGTTTTGCATCTAAGAAAGAAGAGCGTTCACGATGTTCTGGTGTCTTATCATGTGAATTAGCGGCTCTAGCTTCTTGGAGTGCAATAACGTACTTCTGCATCATCTCCTGTTTCAACCCCTGTTTACTTGTAAGGGTTTCAGCAATTTCTAGTGCAAGTTTCATTGCAATTGCTTCCATAAGGAGTGAATCCAAGTTATTTATATCTGTAGGGACTCCGACATACAATAATTTAAGTGTTTTTTCATTGGATAATATATTCTTTTTTTCTACTAAAAATCTTGATACTGGACTTACTTCTACAACCCTTATGTAATCAGCAGGAAGTTGAAATGTATAATTCCATCCAAATAATGGTGTTTCTACACTTGTAAGTTCACTTCTTTCAAGAGCACTATTCCAAATATGCATCCTTAATACTGTTGTAATAACATCATCAAGTCTAGCATTACAAGCTCTTGCTCTTGAATTATTATCAGTTAGATTTTGTATCCTTGCTTCACCTAGATTACTCAGGGCAAGGTTAGCTATGCCAGTTTTATCCATAATAAACTGTTAGAAGTGGGGGTCAGTTGCCCAACCCCCGATTATTAATTGATGTTAGTCAATTGAATAGTTACATATCAAACTTATTACTACACCAGCATTTGGGTCAACCCCAAGAAGTGTTGCAACTATATCTGCTTCATCAGGAATACTTGTAGGGGCAATTGCAATACCCTTATTACCTGATGCAGTTGAAGCTCCACCAACCGTCCAAAAAGAGAGGGCAGTTTCACCAGATATACCATTATGCCAACCATCAAGGTCTGTATTCGCCGCTGTTGCGGTTGCAGATACAGCTTGCCAGCCAACATCAATTGTTGCGCTACTTCCTAACGTAGCAGAAGTTTGAATTACTACTTCCCAAACCTTACAATCAGCAGGTAATCTGCCGAAATATAAAACATCATTTTGGGCTGTAGCTGTTACTACTGTGTATGTATCATACAAAACACGTACTCTCCCACCCTGCGTAGCGACATTAGTCAGCTTTGCAGGAACAGTTGAAAAACGTTTTGCATAATCTACTGCATATACATTAGCCATGTTGTCCTTTCATAGTTTGGGTTAAGCTGTTACGAAACAGTCGATTTGAATGACCATCTCTTCCCAAACACGTGTTGCACCAATATCCATTTCAAAATATGCATATGGAACAAACGATTTGTCAGAACGTCGCTCAATTTCAGTTATAGGTTCCTCCCAAGAACAGAAAGCCAATCCCTGCGGATGAAATGCTAACACTTTTTCTGTTAGCGTATCACTTGATCCAGTTGTAGGCATACCTTCGTGCCGTATAAACTGGAACCCTGCATAATAATTGGTTTGTCCTTCAACTAAAGCACGAATATTATTATAATCTATGCTTTGAATTGTTGTTGAATGGAGTAGTGACTCAATCTGAGCCGCAGAACATACAATGAAATATAGCGGATTGCCACCTTCATCATATTGATCTGCTTCATTCTCAGAGAGAATCCTGCGAGCCTTTAACAGTTTATCTATTGATAGTGTCCTGCGATTACCTGCGGTATTATCAATACCACTATAATCAACAGTTGCAGTACCAATTTGCAAATCGACATCAATAAACTGTTTGGGGAAATTTGACGAATTCCAGACTATCTCAGTTGCACCGTCCATTACACCACCATCTGATTCATAAGCAGAACCAAATGCGGCATCAATGATTACAGTATCCATCTTACGAGCCATAGCCATTGACGTAGCTTCTGCATAAGGCTGAAACACATCGTAGTTCATACGTCGTGTATCAAAACCTTCTACAAAGAATCCAGCATTTTTAGGTTGTGCTGATACTCTTCTACGTTGATGAGAGATTGCTTGTACTGGCGAATCTGCAAAACGGGCAACTTTGTCTAGTGCTTCGTTAGTTCCGATCTTATCAATGAACTCGGCAACACCTTGACAGTCTGGCTTATTAGTTACAAAATTCCGTAACCTTGTAGTCTTTTGTTGAAGCGCATGTAATACATCAGAAGAATACCGATGTACATAGGACGTTTCAATGTCATAAAAATTAGCCATATTGTTACCATTATGAAAAAATTAAATCACAGCACCTAGTGATTATCCACAAAGGGTCACAACAGACTTTTCGGCAGGGCAATTGCTTGTCTGCCTATTATCGTTACTTCGGTATTACCTTCACCATGAAGGTGTGATGTTATCGTACTCGTTTTTGATTTGGATATGCTGTCTTAAACAACTTATCCATTTTATTCATCGCTTGTTTATGTGCGGGATCACGATTATCCCGATATGATGATGAAAATTCTTTGTCACTATAAAGAGCCTGAATTTCTTGTTGTGCCTGTTGTGGAGAAAGCTGGCTTGTGCCAAGTCCTGTCCCTACAACTAAAGAATCTTCTCCCATAATCTCACCAACTTTTGAAAAGGCTCGGAGCATTTCAGGATGATTACCCAAGCCTGAATCATCCATAACTTGGATCAATTCTGGTGTTGCAAACTGAGCAAATGCCCTTTTTGCATAATCAAGTTTCCCATCGTAATTTTTACCCCATTCTTTTTGGAGTTCCATTGTTGTGTTAGTTCTTAATTCGTCTAATTTATTAGTAGCATTTGTTTCTTCTTCTTCCTGTATCTCTCCATAAAGGTTTAAGATACTATTTGCTTGTTCTTGAGTAAGACCAGTATTATGAGCAAATTCTCTAAAACCATCCAACTCACCATTTTCATCACCAAATTCATAACCATTGGCTTGTTCTGGTCTTCCCATCTTATTATAGAATCCATCCCAATTCTCACCTTCTTGTGGAATTGCTACCATTTGATCAGGATTCCCACCAATCATCTTGACTGCATTAACATAGGACTTAGCAAGTTTATCTACAGAGTCAAATGTTTGGAGACTAGGTTCATCCCTCAACCCTGCTGGCATATGGGACACATTAAATTCCATTTGAGGTGCTTCCTCAGTTGGAGGAGATACTTCGCTTGCGACTTGTCCTGAATCATCAGGGGCTACAGCTTCTTCTTGCATAATTAATTAGTATTAAGGTTATCCTGCCGTTTTAATTTGGCAAGTTCTTGTTGATCGTAGCGTGTACGAAGCACCCTAAGATCGGTGTCCACCATCTCCAGAATCTTGAGTACTACACTACGCTGGCCTTCTTGCCATGCAGATAAATACGGATCAGGAGTTGGTGTAGTCTTAAAAACAAAGTGATCTCGTATAAGTTTTGTTAATACTTCTGTACCTTGCTCTGTTGCAAAACATTCTTTATATACTCTTCGTAGTCTTGATTCACGATCAAACCAATCCATTATTTATGTTTGCCAATGGAGTGATTAATGTGGCATCTGGTACAAAACTTAGTGTTTTCAACTGGTAGTCCTATACGAAGTTCTGATTTTCTACCTATATGCTTTTTATATACCTTATTTTGGTTTTCAGTTATAATCAAGTCATACTTTTTCCCAGTTTTTTCTCGTCTTAACAAATATTTCTTAATATTTTGACTTGGCAACCATTTATCTATATTTTTTGCCCCTTTTTCTATATTAGTCCATTTAGGAATTATTTTTATATTAGAAATATCATGACCAAATTGTTTCTTTTTAGCATCTGACCATTCAGCACCACCAAATCGATGTGCTCCTTTTAACGACCATTCATGATCTGCATGAAAATTCCTTGCAAAAGGACTTTTAAAACTAGAATGAGGGTCTTTTGTCCAACCTGCACTCTTATCAGCTAATCTTTGCGCTCTTCCTGCGGCTGGTTTTGTCTCTTTAACAAATTGTTCTCTATCTTCCCAACGTGGTCTTTGATAATGTTCTTTAACAGAATAGTAAAGCGCACTATGTCTTGGTTTACCCATTTAAGTACCTTCTCTTATACTTTCTGCTTGTGCAGATTTCTGATTAATATCTGCGGCAACTTGAGCTTGTTGCATTTGTGCCTGTTCCTGTTGTTGTCTCTGCTGTTCAGCAACCATTGCATCCACTTCTTCTTTAGTTCTGATATTTGATGCTGGAATTTGCAGGACTTGAGCAGTATTCTGGAGTATCTGATGAGTATTAAAATACATTGGTATAGTCTGATCTATCTGTGCAAGTGGCAATATCATCTCCAGCATCTGATTCATTGAACTTATTTCTCCAGAACGCATTGCAATAGAGACAGGATTTAAGTATTCAATCCTAAAGTCTTCCATTTCTTCAGGCATTTCTGGTAACAAATATGATCTTTTAAGTATATTAACTGTTCTTCTGATAAGAGGATCAAGAAATTCACCTTCCTGCCTTGCCAATATTGGGCCAAGAACAGGCATTCTCTGTCGCATCCTGACTGATACTTCAGTTGCAGAGAAGCGCATTACATCACCGTCTGGTGCAACAGGGCCGGGTAATTCAAGCAAGTCCAAGAAGTAACCTTCCCTGATTGCACTAATGCATTTTGCACTCAGTCTTTCTGCATACTCTGGTCTTGCATTAGTAGGAGCCTCAAATATCATATCTTTGCCCCCTAGCCCGACGGAGTAATAATTTATTGCATCAGGTGTTGTATCTAGGGGGTCAAGTAATCCAGAATCCGGTACGAAAAGAGGCGGTGACACCGATTTCTGAATTGCTTTTAAATAACTTTTATCAACTTCAGTAATAAGCCGAATATCGGGCATTATCTCCCAAGTCGGCCCTCTTCCGTATATTTCCCGATCCGATCTCTCCCATCTTGCACATATATACGGCATTTCATCATATCCTCCTACATTCAGGATTGTTTTCCTGTCTTTCAGGTAATGAATTGATATATAGTTTTTCTTGAACTTGGTATCTTCAGGAAGATATTCTAAAATTGTCCAAGTTGGCAATACTGCATGGACTACATCGTATTCATCCAGCATTTTCTCTCCAAGACCTTTTTCTACAATTTCAGGAGGAAGACTTTGTGGATCAAATCTTGATACTATGTCTTTAGCCGTTTGTTTGTAGTTCCGAAATACTGTGTCAATTTCCATCTCACTTCCGCTACCCAATATACAATCCGAAAGAGGAAAATTGCGGTAACGAGGGCCAAATCCCGGAACGTCCTCAACAAATAGAATACCAGTTCCAAAAGCTCCTGCTTCAAGATAATATTGGAATACCGCACTTTGAAAGTTCGATACTGGTCTTGACATATGGTGCTGTATAATCTTAGTTGCTTCTTCAATCCATAAAGATACATTGCGCTCCTTATCAAGAGTAGTATGTCCACTTGTTAATTTAAACCATTCTGCACCCATTGGAGTAAATACATTATGAATATTCGATGCAAAGCGTTTCAATAAGCGCATTGCGGAACCTTCAAATGCATGATCCATCCGATCTGCACCTTTTGAATGGGTAGTCGTAAAATCAGAACGATGCGGCAAGACATATTCTGCAATATCCTGCCATTGTCGTTCCCATTGGTTACGATTATTTTTTAACTTCTCATGATGCCGATCTATTACTGCCCCTAAAGGACTATCCTGATACGCCATAATAATTCCTTATTAAACTGTACTTGCTGTACCACCTTTTGAATGGAATCCTCTACCCATTGCTAGTTCTCTTTTTCTACCCCTAGTTAGAAGAGTTCCTGTAGCATCTTCAAAACCAGTAGGGCCGGGGCCGGGAGGAGCACCGGGTTGATCATCTACATAACCACCTTCACCAGTAAGTGCTTCCTTACCAGCTTTTGCTAATCTATCTCCTGCACCTTTTACTATATCAACTGCACCTCCTACACCATAAGCAATATTTTCCGTTAAAAGACTTATACCACCGGGTATGTCTTCAAATGAACCTCCGGGTGCAGGAATATTCGGAATAGGTATTTTTGGTGGTGTAATAGTTGGAAGTTTAGGTATCGTAGGCGTTGGAATAGTAGGTATATTTACCTTTGGTGGCTTCCAACTTTTATGAAATGGCATATTATCTCCTTTATTATTAGGTTAATAAATTATGCATAAGCGAGGTTATTATTTTCATAATAATTATAGTCACTTATGGCCTTTCGTGGCCTCTTTTTAGGAGAACCAGTAGTGGCAAATTTCAATGACTGAGAAGCATATCTAGTTGCACTCATCAAGTCATCATGAACTTTAACTATTTTACCATCCTTACGATGATACATCCTAACTTCTTCAAACCACAAGTTAAGATAGTTAAAGACTCTGAACCTTCCAGTTTGCATTCTTTGTAGCATATCCATTATTCCTGGTTCTACTGAAATGCCACCTTCAGGATTTTCGAAGTGTTTATGAATCATGTTGATTCCCTGTTTCCTGTATAACTCTGCCAATGGTTTCCCTGATCCCTTATCATGTTGGGAACCATCGTGAGGCCAGACTACAGGTATCCATTTACCTCTTTCCCTTATTGCCGCACCATGAACCACAGGAGTTTCTGCAGATTTACGATAACAGTCATATACATATACTGTATCAGTATCTCGATCCCATGCAAGCCAGACTACGGCAGTAGGGTGATCCCATCCAAAATCAAGCCCACATATCTTAGGCCAGTATTCAGGTAATGGGAAAGGTTCTATTCTGAGATCATCTTCACTTATAGGAAATACAAGTCCTGAACCTAGAACCGGAATTCCTTTTGATCTCATATCTCTTTCGTGTGCAGGAAGTGCCGCTAATATCTCTTTTTTAATATCATCATCTAAATGATCTGCATCTTCCCATGTTGCATGATACAAAGCCTGTGACTGACCTAGTTTTGTCATAAACTGTGTTACAACCTCAGTCATTCCGCTTTCGGGAGTGAAGGTCATAAATACAATACCACCACCTTTTAATGCGGCTCTAAGTGCTTGCGAGTAAATATCCTGTGGAGGTTCCTCATCCAGCCATGTTACATCAACTGCCTTACCCATCCATTGCATCTTTCCCTGTTCATAGGACTTGAAGATTAACTTGGAGTTCCTGCCAGATATATGTTTAACATTCAAACTTTGAAATGCATTTGGAACACCGGGCATTCTCAAGGGAGTACCAGCTATATATTGTTTTGGGATTGAACCTTTGCCGAATTCTTCCTCATCTCCGGGTTCACCCAATAACTCTGCCTGAACTATATCCCTAGTATTTGCAGTTGTATTACCTGCCGCCCATGCAGTTATTGGTCTGGAGAATCTTGCTCCTGTCCACCATTGGGGGTAACGTCCAGTTAGGTGAAGAGCCAACTCTGTTGCGCCGCAAAATGTCTTGCCTGTTTTATTTGCCGCCATCAACAGACGTTGCCTAGCTAAACGCCCCCCCATGTCTTTTGCATCATGGAATCTTTTCTGGTATTCATAAGGTTCATAAGTAATCAGGCGATTAGTTTCATAGAGATCAGTAATTTTCTCTGCAATCTCAATTGCCTTTTCTGCTTTATTGCTCATAAATCACCAAAGTTAAGACCATGCTTCTTTTTAGGCAACATACCCATTATTGGGAACATCATTTTCATTGTATCATAAAAACTAGGGTCTTTTTTCTGTGTATATTCTTGTGCTCTTTTTCTAGCGGCACTTACACGAACTACATCACTTATCAGGAATAATGATGGAAGAGTAGTTCTTCCCTTTCTTCCTAATATTTTCAATGTCTCTTTACGATGCTCTCTAGGTGTACCCCATGCTCCAGTTCTCTTAGATTGAGTCATTTTAATAATATCACCTTCAGGCAATACTGTAGTCTTAGTTTGAGTAGTCGCCATTATTATCTTATTAATATTTTTTGGAAGTGTATAGCCAGTACGTCCCATTTTTTCGCTCTTCCCTGTTCCAACACGTTCTATTATACCTTTAGCTCTTATCTTTTTTTCACTAATTCCTTCTGCTGGTACTAACTGACCTTTTACTCTTTTTTGTAATGGAGTATATAGACTTGGTTCAGATACATATGCCCTAGATATAATACCACGTTCTCCCGGTTTAATATGTTTTACTACTTCTTCTCCTTCATACGGAACTCTTACATATCTATTTTGCGCTCTTGGCCTGTGATCTGTAACATTTTTGGATGGATCAGCAGGATGACGTGGTGGCTTTGCAAGTCTTACTTCACTAGCAGTAGTACGTTCTGCTGGATATTTCTTAAAGTCTTTATCTAATTCTTCATTTATTTCTTTCATTTCGCTTGGCAACGCCTTTGCGATTTGAATCTTAGTACGGAATCCTTTCTTATCTCCTTTAACTTTACCAGCAGTGTCTGCTTCCCTTAATGCTGCCTCTTTCTTTTCTTTATCCCTTGTAAATGATGCGCCAATTACACTTACTAGATGAGGAGCATCTACGTCTGTTATTTTAGCAAGTTCAGTCAGCATTGTCTTGCTTCTCCATTCTCTTTGTTCTCCTGAGAAGAACTGACCGAACATTTTAGTTCGTAAATCCTTTTTCTGTATTTTTTCTATATCTGTATGTTCTTTCCTAAGTACAATTTGCGCTTTTTCTAATTGTTTAGCTTCATCTACATGAACTCCTTCTTCTGGGTCTATTTCTTCAGTTAATTGTTTTCCTTCATAAGTTAACTCTTTTTCTGCTTTCTTTGCTTCAGATAAGAAATGCTCTTCAAATACATTTTTGCCCTTATAACCTAATTGATTTACTTGTGTATTAATTATCTCTGAAACTATGTCTCTTACTGGTACATACTGAGATTCTTTTGGTCTGCTGAAGTCAACAATTTCCTGTCCTTTTGGAATTGATAGACTTTTATCAACATACTGTTGTGTCTTCAGGTTATAGGGCTGTTGCCTTACCAAATCTGGACTAGTGTCTTCTATAAATTCTTTACCTTCTTTGGTATCTTCAACATCTATATAGTTAGTTCGATATTCTTCAAATCCTGTTATTGGTTCTGGTACATCTGCCCTAATATTGGAAATCCTAGTTTTAGAGTATTCACTATATAAGTCTTTGATTACTTTAGGTTTTTTAAAGTACCCTGTTCCTTCTACTAATAACTCTTTTTCCTGTGCTTTATTAAATGCAATAGCTTCAGGAGTACCAGACGGATCATAATGCCCTTCATCAATAAGCATCTGATTATAGTCTTCAGCTTCCTGCCGATAATATACATTTTTCTGTTCCAATACCTCAAGGGCCGCTAATGCACTTTGGGGATTAGGTTTTATTACAGTTTTTCTAGTCTGCCCCTGATCTAACTGTGAAGGGATTTTTACCTTTTTACCTTTTCTTGAAACTGTCCGAGGAATACTTGCAGTTTGTTCAGTTACACCTTTTTTTACATCCTCCACTTCATCTAAATAGGCTTGAACAATCTTTGCAGTATTACCCTTACCGAACTTCTCTGCTAATTCTTTGTACCTATTCCACCATATTGAGGTATCTGAATAAAGGTATTTAATCTCGCCTTTATCATTGACATTATACAAGTTCAGTAATTGCCTACCTAACTTACCTCCTTTTGTTCCTTTTTCCTCCAATCTCCGTAAATGAGTTTCTCTTCTCCTTATTTTCTCAAATGCAGTACCTTTTTGATCTTTAAAATATTCTGTATCAAATGGACTTATTTCTCTAGTGTCAATATCTCTATCTATTGCCCATTGTTCAATTTCATTATCAGTATCACTTAAATCGTATGCTCCATACCAGACTTCGACATCTTCGGGCTTATAGGTCTTCATTAAATCATCCCAAATATTATCTAGTGTCTTTCTAACAAGAGAAATATCCTTTACGTCCTTATAACCTTCAATCCAGATGGCTTTTTTAGTTGATTTGCTTGGGGTGCGAAGAGTGGAGCCTTTAGGGGTATTTATATAATTAAGTACTCCTTTACGTCGGAATTTAGGAGTAACCTGAATGCCAGCTTTCTTTTGGGCTTCAAGATCAATAGTTGCACTACCAGACCAGAAGTTAGGTTGGTGCGGAGGTTTCTTGATGTAGGTTAAGAGTTTTGGTATTTTCTTTTTAGCCATTAGAAACTTTTATCGTTTCTTAGTAAATTCCATGGAGAATGTCTCATTCGGTTAAACCAACCCCATTTACCTCCTCCTCCGGGTGAACCTCCACCACCTTTACTCTTTGTAGGTTGGCTGGTTAGAAGAGTCTTCTTACCTGTAGTCTGGAATTGTCCTACTTTTTTCTTATTTGCTTGTCTTTGTCTAGCTTCAGACTGGAATCCTCCAATTTTATATTCACTTACCTCACCTTTCCAGAGTTTAACATACGTTTTCCTACCAGTTCCAAAAGATTTTCTTTTAGAAGCAGTAGATTTAGGTTGCAATGCCTTTCCTGTAGCATTGTATTTTGCTTCCCACTCTCTGAACGCACGACTGCCCCTACTTTCGGAACGCATATCTGTATTTGCTTCGTACCCAACCCCTGAAGTCATGGTTGTTCTCGCACCTGTACCTGCGGTGCCGGGTTTTGGTCTTTTTTTATCAGGCATTATAACTCCTAATTCATTGTTGGGCCTGTAATTACTTTACGACTCCTGAAAGCACCTACAAGCATTTTGGCACCGTCTTCTCCGACAAGTGCAATTAATTGTGCATTAAGCTCTTCTATGGTACGTCCTGCATCAAACTCATTAGCTATCTTGTGTCCACCTCTGTC